GCATTATGGACTGCTTTTAATAATGTAAGACTAAATACTGATAATGAAAATAAACTAAAGATAGATTCTCCTTATGTATCAAATACTATTTATGAAAAAGAGTTTAGGCAAACAAATCAAATTATTCAAAGTTTTGATTTTGTAGAACTTTTTAATAATAAGTTTAAACTTATTGGAAGAAGCTCTCAAATACTAAAAATTGCTGGGAAAAGATACTCAACAATACAAATAGAAAGTATCCTAGAAAAAGTTGATGGGATCAACAAGGCTCTTGTTTTAGTAGATAATAGTAACTCTTTAAGAGCTGAAGTTTTAAATATTACTTTAGAAACAAATAAGAAGTTTTTAATAAAAGATATTCAAAAGATTTTAAAAAAAGAGTTATCAAATCTAAAATTTTCTATAAACTTAAAAATTGTAGATAAAATAAAAGTCTCAGCAACAGGGAAAAAACTTGCAGTTTTGTAAGGAAATATATGTCAATAGTAATAGAAAATCTAAATAAATCTTACAAAAATAAAGATATTATAAAAAATTTATCTCTTAATATAAAAAGTGGTTCTATTTTTGGGCTTCTTGGTCCAAATGGTGCTGGAAAAACTACAATAGTATCAATTTTAAATAATCTTTTAAAAAAAGATAGTGGGAAAATATTTATATATGAGTATGATTTAGATAAAAATCCAAATGATGTAAAATCAATTTCTTCTTATGTCCCACAAACTTATGCTTTTTATCCAAATCTTAGTGTTTATGAAAATTTGGAGTTTTTTGGTGCTTTGTATGGATTACAATCAAATAATTTAAAATCAAAAATATCAAAATCTATAGAGTTTTGCTCTTTGGAAAATTACATAAATAAAAGAGCATTTTCATTTAGTGGTGGAGTAAAGAGAAGATTAAATATTGCTATTGGACTTTTAAATTCTCCAAAAGTTTTATATCTTGATGAACCAACAGTTGGGATTGACCCACAATCAAGAAGATATATTTTAGATATTATGAAAAATATAAATCAAAGTGAAAAAATAACAATATTCTATACTTCACATTATATGGATGAAATTGAATACTTATGTGAAGAATTTGCTATTTTAGATGATAAAAAAATCATTTTTCAAGATAGTATAAATCCGCACCACTTAATACTTGAAGCTGTAATTCCTGCTAGTGTTGGTGGTTTTTATGTTTGTTCTATTGGTATTTATACAGATGATGGTGTACTTTTTGCAGCGGGAAAAGTGCCAAAAACATATAAACCACTGCTTGAGCAAGGAGCCTCTAAAGATTTAACTATTAAAGTTGTTTTGGAAATTTCAAATAGTGCAAATGTAACTTTAAAAGTAGATGATGGTGTAGTATTAGCAACAAAAGAGTATTTAAATTCACAGCTTAAAAAGTATGCTTTTATAAATGGAGATCGGACAAATACTTTTAAAGTAGCTCCTGCACAAAATGAAAATGAAGCAGTAAATAAAAAGCAATTAGATTTAATCGTAAATGATTTAAATAGTGTAGTTACAGATACAATTGAGACTATAAATGCTTCACAAAACACAGCAAATAAAGGTGCAAGTGGTTGGTTTAAAGATAGCTCTACTGGGATTATTTTTCAGTGGGGAAGTCATAGTATGTGGGATTATAGTAGAACTTTTTATTTTCCTATAGCTTTTCCAAATGAAGCTTTAAATATAACTTTTGGATATATGGAGGGAGCAGGGACAACAAGGGGTGTAATAGTTTCAAATGCAACTTTTAGAATAAATCCAGCTTATCATGTCCAAAACTCTTTTTATTATTTAGCAATAGGATGGTAAGAGATGATGAGCAGAAGAGATATTACAATAAAAAATAAAAGGTTATCTGCGAGAGCGAAACCTGAAAGGTTGAGAAAAAATGAAATATTATGCACATATAGACAATAACGGAAAAATTCAAGGCTGGTATCACGAAGAAATTCATAAAAATATACCTAATCCAAATATAGAAGTAAGTTATGAAATTTGGCAAGAAGCTATAAATATTAATGCAAACTTTTATAATAAAAAAACTAATAAGTTTGAAAACAAAGATTTAAGGACACAAAAAGAGATAGAAGAAGATAAAATCCAAGAAAAAAAGTATCAAAGAGAAGAGTTTTTAAAACAAAGCGATATTTTAGTAGCAAGACATAAAGAGCAAATAGAAATAGAAGCAAATACAACTTTAAGCAAAGAAGAGTATAAAAAACTTTTAGAATATAGACAATATTTAAGAGATATTACTTTGGATAAAAGTTTCCCTAATATAGCTATAAAAGCTTTGCAAGAGTTTAGCAGTGATATAAATTAAAATAAAAGGAGAATAAAAAATGGCAAGCAATTATGGAGTAAATACAATTGTAACTGCAAATGCAGCAAGACCTATTAAAATACAATCAAATACCCCAATAGGTGTAGTAGGTTCTGTTCTATTACCAGTTAATAATATAGGTTTGAGTGATGAAGATATAAAAATCTATGAGAAGATTAAGGCAAACGAGCCTTTATTTTTTGGAAGCTCAAATAAAGCTTTAAAATTTTTTGCCTCTTTAGAGGGTACTATAAGAGAAACTTTAATAGGAATTGATGACCAAGATGTTAATTGTCCAATTATCATAGTTGCTATTGAACTAGAAACTACTCATAGTGGAAAAATTGCAGAAGATTTTTATAATGATTTAACTTTAAAATCAAAAGTTATAGATGGTATTGGAAGTTTAAAAGATGTAGCTTCTATTGTTGGTTATAAGCCAAATTTAATAGTAGCTCTTAGATTTTCTCACGATTTAGATATAGCTTCAAAAATGCAAAGTATCGCACAAAAACTTTTAGCACTTGCATTAGTTGATTTAAAAACAGATGATGAAAGTCAAGCAGTTTTACAAGCTTCTAGTTTTGGAACTTCTAGAGTTTTATTGTGTGACCCATATGTAAAAGTATGGGATACATTATTTAATAAGAGTATAAATCAGCCACTTAGTGCAAGAAGAGCAGGATTAATTGCAAACACAGATGCACAATGGGAGTATGGTTTTGCAGACTCTCATTCAAATCGTGTAATAAATGGGATAAGTGGAACTAGTAGAGCAGTAGAGTTTAATGCTGGACAAGATTGTGAAGCTGATAGATTGAGAAATAAAGGTATTGGTACAGTTATAAGATATAACGGTTTTAGAATTTGGGGTGGCGAAACAACACATATAGATCCAATTTGGCAAGACCATACAAGAGTAAGAGTCTTTGATAGAATTAGTGAAGCTGCACTTGATGGGTTATTTTGGGCAATTGATAGAAGAGCTGATATTCTAAAATCTATAAAAGATAGTGTAGAACAGATGTTATTAGCTTTAAAAGGCTCAAAGGTACTTTTAGGTTTTAATGTTTATTGGGATGATGAGCTAAATACAAAAGCAAATATAAGTGCTGGTAAATTCTATTTAGTTGCTCAAATACAAAATATGCCTATTGTAAAACGATTAGAGATTAATTTTTCTTATGTTGATAGATATGGTGATGTACTTATCAAACTTATTTCATAAAGGATTAAAAAATGGTTAGAAAAAGTGAAGTATTAAACAGTCAATCTGTTTATGTAGAGGGTATAGGATTTATTTCAAATAGCGCAAAGGTAGAGCTACCAAAAATTGAATTTGAGTCTTTTGAAGCAAAAAGTGGTGTAGCAATACATAGTATTGCTACGACTGTACTAAAAAAGATGGAAGCAAAATTTGAGCTAAATGAGATAAATAGAGTATATTTTGAAGCACTTGCAAAAAGAACAAAAGACAAGGCAAGGTTTGAAGTTAGAAAAAATACAAATAAAAATTCACAAGATTCAAGAACTGTAGTAACTTTAAAAGGAACTATTGATAGTTTTGAGTTTCCAAATACAGATATTGGAGCTGAAGAAAAAGCAACTTTGAACTTAGCAGTAGACTTTTTTAAATATGAAAAAGATATGCAAACTTTAGTATTAATTGATATTGATAACTTAGTGTGTGAAATAAATGGTAAAGACCTTTGGCAAGAACAAAGAGATTTTTTAATTGGATAAATTATTAAGAGGTATAATATGATAGATTATAAAGAAGTTGCAAAGAATATGAGAGAACCGAAAATGAGAGATATTAGAGCTTTAACTAATATCAATAATAATGAAGAAAAAGAGTTAATACTAGTATCAAATTTAACTGGTTTATCTCTTGAAGAGTTAGAAGAAGCAACATTTAAAGAGTATAAAATTTTGCAGGAGAAATTGCAAAGTTTTTTGTCTTAGATTGGTTTGAAAATCTAAATGGTATTGCTTTTATTACAGCAAATTTAGGATTTTCATTTATAGATTGTTTAGAGCTTGAAACCAAAGAGTATATAAAGTTTTTAAATATAGCAAGAGAGTTTAATAAAGGAGTTTAATTTGGCTATTTCAAATATAAATTTAGGTGTAATTATTAGTTCAAAAATATCATCTTCTTTTGGAAGCTCTATAAATATGGCAAATGAACAATTAGACTCTTTTAGTAAAAGTGCAGAAAATACAAGTAAACAGCTTTTAGCTCTTGATAAAATAGCTAAGTCAACAAATAAGCACAAACTTAATATTGAAGCAAATGCACTAAAAAGAGAAGAGTTAAAAAAAGGAATTTTTGATAAGTTAGCCCTTGGTGCTTCTGTTGTAGTTCCTATAAAAGTTGCTATGGATTTTGAAAGCTCTATGGCTGATGTTAAAAAAGTAGTAGATTTTAGTAGTGAAAATGAATTAAAAAGTTTTAGCAATGATATATTAAAACTAAGCCGTGCTATTCCACTTAGTGCAAATGAATTAGCCCAAATAACAGCTAGTGGTGGACAGCTTGGTATTGCAAAAGATGATTTGATGGATTTTACAACAGTTGTAGCTAAGATGAGTACTGCTTTTGATATTGATCCAAAAGATGCTGGAAGAAATATAGCTGAGATTATGAGAGTTTATAGATTGGGTATTAAAGATGCTCAAGATCTTGGAGATGCAATAAATCATCTTTCAGATAATATTGGTATTGAAGCTGTTAAAATAATTGAAGTAATAAATAGAATTGGTGGAACTGCTAAGATATTTGGACTTAATGAAGTTCAAGCTTCTGCTTTATCATCTGCTTTTATATCTTTAGGAAAATCTCCTGAAGTTGCAGGAACTGCAATAAATACTCTACTTACAAATTTAGTAAATGCTCCTAAAATGGGTGACAAATTTGAAGATGCATTAGCAACTATTGGATATAGTGCTATAGAATTAAAAGAGAGAATAAGTACAGATGCAAATGGTACTTTACAAGAATTTTTATCTACCCTTTCAAAAGTTGATAAGTCAGAACAAATGGGTATATTAACAGACTTATTTGGTAGAGGTTTTGCTGATGATATAGCTTTATTGGTTGGTTCATTAGAGCAGTACGAAAAAGCTTTAGATTTAACAGCTAAAAAAGAAAACTATTTAGGAAGTGCTAATAGAGAGTTTGAAAATAGAAGTGCTACAACTGCAAATAATTTACAACTACTAAAAAATAGTATTACTGAAATATCTATTAGCTTTGGAAATATCTTTTTACCAAGTATAAATTTTGTTGCCAAAGCTTTAAAAGTTGTAGCTACAAACTTTGCAGATTTGATGAACTCTTCAGCTACTGTAGGTTTTTTGATAAAAGCTGTTACAGAGCTTTTTGGCTCTTTTGTAGCTCTTAGTGTAGGTGGAACTGCTTTATCTTATGTAATGACTTTTGTATCTAGTGGATTTTCAAGAGTTATTTTATTAGCAAATATGTTAAAAATGGGATATATTGCACTTACTAGTGGTACAGCACTTGCAACAGCTAAAACTCTTTTATTTTCTACAGCACAAAAAATAGTAACAGCAACAAGTCTTGTTTTTTCTAGTACTTTAAAAATAGTTGGTGGTGCTATAGGTTTTGTTAGTAAAGTAGTAGTTTGCTTAGGTAGGGCTTTACTTATGAATCCAATAGGTCTAATTATTACTGCTATAGCAGTAGGAGCTTATACTATTTATACATACTGGACACCAATTAAAGAGTTTTTTGCAAATCTTTGGGATAGTGTTAAATCTATATTTAATAGTAGTTTAACTGTAATTAAATATGCACTATCTTTTAACCCTTTTTCTATTATTACTCAAGCTTGGAGTGGAGTATTTGATTGGTTTAGTTCAAAATTTGAATTTGTATGCAATGGTATTTTTAAACTTAAAAGTATGGGAGAAACTGTTAGTAATTGGTTCTCTTTTGGAAATAAAGATGAAGAGATTAGTTTAGGCAGTGGATACAATAAAGCTTTAGAAACAAGTGCAAACACTACAGATTTAAATACAAACAATAGTTACACAAACAACACTTCAAGTAATAAAACAAGCGATACTTCATCTATTGTTATAAATGTAAATAATCCAGTAGTACAAACAAAAGAGCAATCAAAAGTTTTGGAGCAAGATATTAAAAAAATAGTAAATAAAGCACTAAAAGAGAAAGAACAATCTAATACTAATAGAACATTTAAGGATATTATGTGATTTGTATGCTAGATGTATTTGTATTAAATATAAAAGATATGTCAAGTTTTCAAAAAACTATATCTTTACCTTTTGCAAGTCAAAAAAGAGTATCAAATTATCATTTATATCAAAACTTAGAAAAGTTTGCAGAGAGTTTTAGTTTTGAAGCTACTTTTTATTATAAAAATAGTTTTTATTTAAAGCCAATAGAACAAAGATTAAAAAGAAAAAAAGCTGTTTGGTTAGTTTTATCAAATGGTGAAGCTTATAAAGTATTTGTAACAAATATTGAGATAGTAAAAAGCTATTTTAATAAAAATGCTCAAGCAATAAAACAAGATATTAAATTTACAATAGAGGTATGTTATGAATAAATATACTGCAATAGATGGAGATAGGCTAGATATTATTGTTTATAAAACTTATGAAACTTTAGAGAACTTTTTAATAGTTTTAGATGTAAACCCACATTTACATCTAAAATATATTTTAAAAGCTGGAGATATTGTCTATCTTCCAAAATTTGAAAAATCAAATATTAAAGAGTTAAAAGCACTATGGAACTAACAGCAGATTTTAAAATTCTTGCACAAGGTTTAGATATAACAAATATCATAAAAGCAAACCTAATTTCAATAGAACTAAAAGATGAAGATGGACAAATGGCAGATGAAGTTACAATATCTATCTCTTCAATATATAAAAGACCAAGATATGGAGATGAGTTAGAGGTTTTTTTAGGATATAAGGAGACTGGTTTAGTAAAAATGGGTACTTTTAAAGTTCAAACAAGTACTATTATAAATAAACACTCAATGAAAATAAGTGCAACTGGAGTAGATTTTAGTGGAAATTTAAAAATGAAAAAAAGTAGAGAATTTTTAAATATTACATTAAAAGAGTTAATATCAAAAATAGCAAATGAACACTCTTTAAAATATGTTTGTGATGTAGATATTTTTATACCTTATATTGTACAAGAAGATAAAAGTGATTTAGCTTTTTTACAAGAACTAGCAAAAGAGAATAATCTTATTTTTAGTATAAAAAATAGTACTATTATTTGTGTTTTTAAAAAACAAGAAGCTTTAAAATATACAATTAATTATAATGAACTTATTGATATTTCAATAACACATTCAAATAAAACAAAATATAAGAGTGCAAAAGTAGTTTTTAGAGATACAAAAGATAATCAAGATAAAGAAGTTGTAATTTTAAATGGAGAGCCACAGCTTAGATGTGAAAGAAGTTGTAAAGATGAAGATGAAGCTAAAAGAGTTGGTTTAGCTACTTTAACTAGAGCAAATAAAGGAACTATACAAGGAGAACTTACTATTTTATTTAAACCTATATTTGCTGGAGGTATTTTAAATCTAACAAATACTACAGATGATGGAGAATATTCAATTGTATCTGTATGCCATACTTTAGATACTAATGGATTTATTACTAATTTAAATTTTGAAAAATGA